GATCTCTGAGATTATGGCAGCAGTACTTTCGGCCATGTTCACGGTGTTTATCGAGAAGGAAGCCGCAGCAGACGGAAGACCTTTTGGCGAGATGCTTCCATCGGGGGAACAGATTGACTCACAGGACAATTCAAGCATAGAGCTTGGGCCCGGAGCTATCGTTGACCTTGGACCCGGTGAGAAAGCAAGTTTTGCTGATCCTACACACCCTAACGGGAAATACGATGAGTTCACCAATGCAATGCTCAGACAGATTGCATCAGCTTTGGAGATTCCGCCGGAAGTCCTCTTTAAGCAGTTCACTACTTCCTACAGTGCAGCACGCGGAGCCCTTAATGAGTTCTGGCGTACATGTGCGATGGAACAGGACTGGTTTAAGGACGATTTCTGTAAGCCCATATATGGCGAGTGGCTTGCCGAGGCCGTGGCAAGAGGAAGGGTATCGGCGCCGGGATTCTTCTTTGATCCCGTCATAAGGAAAGCCTACACCACTTGCGTATGGAGCGGACCGGCAAGAACGAACCTTAATCCGGTTCAGGAAGCATCGGCCGCAAAACAGCGCATTGACATGGGTATAACCACAGCCACCGAGGAAACAGCACAGATGACCGGCGGCAACTGGAGCAGAAATATAAAGCAGAGAAAGATAGAGGCAAGGAGAAAGAAAGAAGTGGATGACATTATCTTCCCTCCAGAGCCAAACGGCAGTAATGCCGGAAAGGAGTAAAGATGCCAAAAAAGAAATTCTGGCAGTTCTGCAATCAGACAGAAGAGAGCGCAGAGCTGTTACTTTATGGCGATATCTCGGATACGAGCTGGTGGGGCGATGAAGTCACACCGAAGCAGTTTACCGAGGATCTTAACGCCCTTGGGGATGTAAAGGACATAACGGTCCGTATCAATTCCGGAGGCGGTGACGTATTCGCGGCAACAGCCATAGGCAACGCCCTGGAACAGCACAAGGCCAGCATTACCGCAAGGATTGACGGACTTTGCGCAAGCGCCGCAACCATAGTGGCGTGTCACTGTAACAAGGTAGTGGCGGCCAATGACTCCACCTACATGATCCATCCGGTAAGGATGGGAATGTTCGGATACATGGATGCCACAGGCTTACAGAAGTGTATAGACGCACTTAGCACAATCCGGGATAACATCATAAACCTTTACGCAAAGAAAACCGGAAGGAACATTGATGAGGTAGCGGAGCAGATGGACAACACAAGCTGGTTCACCGCAGCACAGGCTAAGGAGAACGGCTTTGTTGATGAATTGATAGACGAAACAGAAGACGAGACAGTGGTTGAGAACCGCGGAGGACTTCTTTTCGTGAACAGCGTCGGAACACACATTCCATTCACCGACGCGCCTAAATTCGTACAGGACAGTCTGGCACACGTCCCGGCGGCAGACGGTTTTGTAAATACACAGACACCGGCAAAAGCGCCGGGAGGCAACGATCCCAACAAGGAGGAAGAGGACATGGAGTTTAAGAACATTGAAGAGCTCAAGAATGCTTACCCTGAGTTTTGCAAGCAGATTGCAGACCAGGCGGCAGCAGAGGCTACCAATGTGGAGAGACAGCGTATCCGTGACATCATGGACATGCAGATGCCAGGCACCGAAGACATTGCCAACAGCGCAATGTTTGAGAAGGCTATCAGCGCTGAGGATTTTGCAAAGGAAGCCATCAAGAACATGAAGGCACAGGGAGCACAGTACCTTAAGGGCATTCAGGACGATGCCACACAGGGCAATGCAAACACAGTGCAGTCAGCACCGGCACCAGAGAATGATAGTGAAGAGAAAGCTTTTCTCAACGCCATCAGAGAAGCAAACAAGAAGGAGGGTTAAGTCATGGCAATGAACTTAGCAAGAGAGGACTATGCGTTCAATCCGGATCATCTTATCGCGGGTGTGAACATTCCCATTGAGACAGCAGTAAAGACCGCAGCAGAGGCTATCGCAGCAGGAGCACCGGTAATATTGGGGGCAGACGGAGCGGCCAATGTGACAGTTTCAGAGGAAACAGTTGTAACCACAGGTCTTTATGGCATCGCAGCAGAGAGCGCTAAGGCTAACGAGCCTGTTGTGATCTATCTCACAGGTGAGTTCTTTAGTGATGCTCTCCAGTGCGGTACAGGAGTAACAGCAGCTGACCTTGAAGTACCTTTCCGCAATATCGGAATCTTTTTAAAGTAATCAGGAGGGTAATAGTAATGGCTAATGAGATCAATATTTATCAGCCTAGATATCTTGCAGAGGTAGTGAGAACTGCTCCACCTGTAAGAACATTTTTCAAAGACAAGTTCTTCACTAATGTGAAGCCATTTGCAACAGAGAGAGTAGACATCGACATCGTTAAGGGTGATAGAAGAATGGCTGCATTCGTTCATCCAAGAGTAGGCGGAACAGTCCTTGAGGGCAAGGGCTATACCACAGAGAGCTACAAGCCGCCACTTGTAAATCCTTACGATGTTACAACAGCAGACCAGCTCATGAGCAGACTTCCGGGAGAAGATCTTTATAGTGGCATGACACCTGCACAGAGAGCGGCACAGAAGCTCACAGAAGAGTACAACCGTCTCAATGACGCCACTACTCGCCGTGAAGAGTGGATGGCAGTTCAGGCTATCCTCACCGGACAGATCCCTGTAGTCGGCAAGGGTGTTAATGAGACTATCGACTTTGGCTTCACAAACACAAAGACACTCACCGGCACAGCACGTTGGGGACAGAGCGGAGCTAAGATCCTTGACGATCTTGATGACTGGGTAGAGGAAACACTCACAAACGGTTTTGCTAATGTTGATATGGCTATCCTCGGAAAGTCAGCAGCAAGAGCACTTCTCGCAGATGAGAAGGTACAGAAGGTTCTTGATAACAGACGTATCGAGATGGGCCTCATTCAGCCGAGAGAGCTTCCTAACGGTGTTAGATATATCGGACACCTTAATAAGCCGGATCTCGACCTCTATGAGTACACAGAGGTTTATTATGATGACTGGACAAATCCTAATGCACCTGAGACAAAGGCGCTCATCCCTGCAAACAAGGTTGTCCTCATCAACTCAAATCCTGGCTACATGATGGCTTACGGTGCTTGCACCTACATTGACGATGCTTCACAGCAGTGGATAACAGCACAGACCTCAAGAATACTGAGATCCTACGCTGAGCACCATCCTGACAGAAGAATGATCGAGCTCCAGGCTCATCCTCTTCCAATTCCTGACAAGGCAGATAGCTGGCTTGTTGCAACTGTAATGTAAAGGACAGATGATCATGGCACTTTTTGAACTGATACAGCATACCGAGGCAGAGGGAACACCGGAGCCAACACCGCTCACCTTCAAGGAAGCGGCGTTATCCGATGTTGACGAGATCTTCTTCGATATCACGGAACATGCGGAAACGCATCTGGTAGACGGAAAAGAAATGCCGGTGATCATCGAGGAAGAGAGATTACAGGATCATTCAGCACACTGGGAAGCCGGAGCAAAGCAGAACTTCGACACAGGTCTTTATACAGCTTGCACAATCCTATACGTAAAGGTCTCGGATTACGGTCCGAGACCTAAGGTTGGTAAGCTCCTGGTGCTTGACGAAGGGACGGATTATAAGCGCACATACACCATCCAGAAGTGTAACGAAGAGGACGGAGTATATCGCATGATCATGACGAGGACGAGACAATGAGCGGTATTACATGGAGCGGACACAATGTTGTCATCGGTATCGAGGGCTTACAGGAGGTTGAAAGGGAACTGGGAAACCTTAAGCGTAAGACACCGGCAGTTGTCAAATTCGCGGTCAATAAGACAGCAAGACAGGCAAGGAAGATGATGATAATGCAGGCGAAAGCCCGTTATGCGATAAATGCAGCAGGTGCAAGACACCTTGACGATTTAGCACAGCGTAAGAAAGCGTCAAATTCCAGTCTTTCGGCAGAATTGTTTATTAAAAGTCTGAGAAATGACCTTGGATATTTCCAAACAAATCCTAGCACTCCGTACATAGGGAAGAATGTATTTAATGCCCCGGATGTGTTTACCGGACGAGTATTGAAAGAAAGCGCAATGAAACCGTTGACGGGTACCGCAAAACTTGGGAAAGGCTTTCTTGTGCAATTTTCATCCGGACACGTCGGCATGGTTCAGAGGCAACTAGGTTCAGACTCTAAGCATAGAGTGACTGCAAAAGGCTATAAACGATGGACAACAAGAGACGGGCGTGTAGAAAAGCTCAGAACCATGGGTTCACCGTCTGCAACCGCCATGCACAACACTGTATGGCCGATGGTTGCACCGGATGTTGAAGCATATCTTGCGGAAACATTGATAACACGATGTGAGCAGGTTTTGGCGCTGGCAGCAGCAAGAACAAAGCGAGGTAAGTAATGACTGATTACAGCTCTTTAGTAAAGAAATACGGAATCGGCAGAACGCCTCAGTTATGCCAGGATGCTCTCATAGAGGAGCTACAGGAACTTTTGAAAGACCAGAAGTACATGGGGCCTGGGGGAAGTAAAAAGACCATCACTGTATACAAACAGGACCTGCCGATACCGACTGATAACGATGTCGATGCTGATACCAATGACGCACCGGCCCCCTATATTGTGGTTTCCATGAGCGGAGGCGGCATAAAGGATGATAATTCCACACAGAATGTAGATTTCTCCCTAGTCATTTGCTGTTATGACGACGGCCTGGACAGATTAGGTTTTCAGGACGTTGCGAACATAAAGGAGGATATCATTCAGCACTTATGCGCAAGGCCTTATTTCGGGGGATGCTTTACAGTGCTTAAGCCTATTGCGTGGGCGTTACAGGTAGAATCTTCGGAGCCGTATTATTACGGAGCTATCAACTTCACCTGCACGGCACCGGCTATGACACAGGATACTGAATTAGGAGAACTTATATGATGAAGAAAAGCGATAAAGTAGCGGGAGAAACCGCTATGGAGATAAAAGAGACCGAAGTAACCGAAGCGGCAGCAGAGGATACAACGGCGGCGGAGGCTGTGGCAGAGCCGGAAGCGCAAGTATATTGCGGACCATCCGTTAGAGGCGTTGCCAGACAGTACACCGTATATTCCGGAGGATTGCCTGAGGCAGTCAAAGGATTCATTGACAAACACCCGATAGCGTCCCAGCTCATCGTACCTGTAAGCAAGTTCCCGGAAATGAGAACAGAGCTTGAGACAAAAGGCAGCAGGGCGATGCTCATCTACAACAAACTGAGATCGGAATTATAAGGAGGTTAAAAATGGGATACAAGCACGGAATTTATGTCAGCGAAGAAGACACAAGCCTTGTGGCTCCGGTGCTGAGTACCGCAGGGCTTCAGGTCATCGTTGGTACAGCGCCGGTAAACATGGTAGCAGATCCGGCAAAAGTGACTAACGTACCTGTTATTGCTTATAGCTACAAGGAAGCCGTAGAAGCAATGGGATTCAGTGACGACTTCGAGAAGTACACGCTTTGCGAAGCCATTGCCGCAAACTTCCAGCTCCTCGGAGTAGGACCTATCGTTATGATTAACGTTCTGGATCCGGCAAACACCAACCATAAGACAGCCATGACAGGCGGCACTATCACCATCGCAAACGGTATTGCCAAGGTTAATGAGACTGGTATTCTCGTTGACAACAGCTTCACGGTTAAGAAGGATGAGAATACCACCCTGACAAAGGGAACAGATTACACCACAGCATTTAATGCTGACGGAACGCTCAATATTATCATCCTTGACACCACAGCCACAACTGGAATTACAAGCGTTATTGTTTCTGGCAACAAGCTGGATCCAACAGCAGTAACCGCTTCTGATATCGTTGGAGGTGTTAACATTTCAACCGGTGCAGAGACAGGACTCGAAGTTGTGAGACAGGTTAGACCTAAATTCGCACTTACACCCGGTATCCTTCTTGCACCAAGATTCTCAAAGAACGCAACAGTCGCAGCAGCACTTCAGGCTAAGTGCTTAGAGCTCAATGGTGTATTTAGGGTTACATGTATCATTGACATCGACAGTGGCTCTTCAGGTGCAAGAAAGTATACTGATGTCAAGACGCAGAAGGATGCTCAGGGCGTTTCAAGCAACAATGCTTTGGCTGTATGGCCATTCGGCGCAGTAGGCGATGTTATTTACAGTGGTTCAGCCCTTGCAGGCGCACTTACAGTAGCAACAGACGCGGCAAACAATGACATACCAAACGTATCACCTTCTAACAAGAACCTGCCTATCACAGCAGCAGTCCTTGAAGATGGTACAGAAGTACTTCTTGACCAGGAGCAGGCAAATACTGTAAACGGTTTTGGCGTGGCTACATTCCTCAAAGTTGAAGGATTCAGACTTTGGGGCAATAATACGGCTGCATATCCTGGAACAACAGATCCTAAGGAAAGATGGTTCGCTGTTAGACGTTTCTTTAGCTGGACAGGAAATTCATTCATCCTCACATACTTCGATAAAGTAGATTCACCGGGCAACACAAGACTCATTGAGTCTATCGTTGACAGTGAGAACATACGAGGCAATGGATTTGTCGCAAATGATATTTGTGCTCGTTACGAGATCGTGTATAACGCTGACGAGAACGGCGCTACAGACCTTATGGACGGCAAGATCAGATTCCATCAGTATGTCACACCGTTCACACCGGCTGAGAAAATCGAGAACGTGCTCGAGTTCGATCCTAATGCCCTTGTAGCAGCACTCACAGCATAAGGAGGGATAAAAGATGATTTCTAACAATTATGTTCCTGAAAAGGTCTCTGATGCTAATGCCTATCTTAGCGGCACCAGGATGATCGGAACCGGAGCGTCTTTCGACCTTCCGGAAATCAACATGAAGACCAGCACCATCACAGGTGGTGGCATTAACGGAGAGATCGATTCTCCTACAATAGGACAGTTTGAGTCCATGGAGCAGACTGTATCTTTCAATACCCTGTATAGTTCTGCAATGGACATGCTCTCACCAAAGAGAACAGTAGACCTTACATTCCGCGTTGCACAGCAGGTATATGACAAGACCGGCGGCTACGCTTTCAAGGGACTTCGCGTTGTCGAAAGAGGGCGTGTTAAGAAGTTCAAGCCTGGCAAGATCGAGAAGGGCGAAGGTATGGAAGCAGAGGTAACACTTGAGCTTACATACATCCTTATCGAAGTCGACGGTGAGGTAGTTCTTGAAATTGACAAGCTCAACAGCGTTTACAAGGTAAACGGCGAAGATATGCTGGCAGAGATCAACGCCCTGACATAAGCATAAGATTACAAATGACCGGCACGGACTGGGAGAGATCCCGTCCGTGCTTTGTTTTTGGAGAAATTGAAAATGAAAACTACAGAGACAGAGAACAAAGAGAAGAATGTTATCACACTCAACAAGCCTTACAAGTTTGAAGGCAAAGAGTATACAGAGATCGACTTATCAGGCCTTGATAAGCTCACAATAAAAGACGCTATAGACATCCAGGCACAACTTATAGCCAAAAGGGAAGTGGCCGCAACGGTCCTTACTGAGACATCCACAGCTTTTGCAAGAATGGTTATCGCAAAGGCAACAGGATATCCCATTGAGCTTTTCGAGCTGATGCCGAGAACACTCTCAAAGCAGGTGCAGCACGCAGTCATGAAGTATTTGAACATCGACACAAAGACAGAGAATCACGTAATGACTTTTGATGAGCCATACAGCTTTGAGGGAAAGAGCTACAAGGACATTGATCTTTCAAAGATAGGCGACCTTACAAGCCTTAATGAAAGCGAAGCAGAGAACAGGATGGCAAGAGAGGGCAATATATCCCCGGATAATACAACTAATTACTTCTATAGCTGCATCCTGGCGTCAATGGCCACAGGACAGCCGGAGGAGTTTTTTACCGGATTACCGTTCAAGGAGATCCTTAAGCTCAAGCTTGCAGTCAATGATCCTTCTTTTTTCGAGTAAACGCCAATGCTAAGGAGCTGAGGCGTGCAGCGATAAGGCTTTCAGCTGCGACTAACACGAGCGTCGAATTTTACATGAATCTCCCCTTAAGGGAGTTCGTTGAGATAAACAATGAGGTGGCAGAGGAATGGCGAAAGGAAAAGCATTAGAGCTGACTATCAGGATAGCCGGAAAGATGGACAAGAGCCTCACCGCCGCTATCAATCAGTCACAGAGTAAGATAAGCAATTTCTCAAGGACCATAAGTAATATCGGAACAGTGGGACTCGCCACCATGGGAGCCTTGACCGTAGCAACAGCCGGAGCCCTTGCGAAATGCACAAATGAAGCCATTAAGTATGAGGATGAATTGGCCAACGTAATTAAGTACGTTGACGGTCTCGCAGATGCAAACGGACGTATAGGTAAAGCTGCCGTTGGCATGGACGGAAAGCTTTTAAAGGCCGAGAATGGCAAGACCTACGCAGAGAATTACGACCTTGTATATGACTCTATACAGAGACTGAGCACGCAGGTGCCATTGACCCGTGAATACCTTGCGGACATGGTGGCAGATCTTGGACAGTCCGGCAAGGCCATTGACGATATATTCCAGTTCGACAAGACGGGAAAGCTCGTCGGCGGACTTGCACAGGACGCGGCTGTTATGGCGGCTGCGTGGGATATCGAAGCAAAGGAAGCGGCTGACTATTCCGCAAAGTGGCAGAACTCATTTCACATGAGCCATGAAGAGATCATGACTCTTGCAAACCAGATTAACTACCTGGGCGCACACAGCGCGACTACAGCAGCAGAGATTGCAAATGCAGTCAATCAGGCGGCATCCCTCGGACAATTAGGAGGAATATCCCCGGAAACTACGGCAGCACTTGCTGATGCAATGCTCGCAACGGGCGTAGCTTCTGACAGAGTAGGAACCAGTATAAAGAGAATGGCACTGAATCTTTCCAAAGGTTCAGATATGACCAAAAAGCAACAGGCGGTCCTTGCGGAGCTGGGATACACGGCTGAGGAAATTACTAAAGCCATGAGCGTAAATGGTACGGAAACGCTCAGTAAGCTCTTTGAGGGCATCGGAAATCTCCCGGAGGAGCGACAGCTCAATGCTGTGGGACAGCTCTTTGGTATATGGGCTGCCGAAGGAGGCGCAAAGATCGTCGGAAATCTTGACGTATATCAAAAGGCCCTGGACATGGTTAAAGACAGTACTCTTTGGGGTGCGACAGATGCAAACGGAAATGCTCAGTTGACCAGCATGGAGCGCGAGTTTGACATAAAGACACAGGCACCGGAAGCAGTACGGCAGATGAGAGATAGTGCTTTCCAGATGTTACAGACTGACATCGGAAGGGCATTTGTACCACTAACCAATACTGTTAATAACAGTCTTAAGAATTTGTTCCTAGAGCTGACAGACAACATGCCGCAGCTCGAAGAGATTGCCGGTAAACTTGCGGATCTTGCTTCAAAGGGACTTGATACCCTGAGTGAATCAATCGAGAAGGCATTACCGTATATATCACAGTTTCTTGATTATCTTAATGAGCATGGGGACGATGCCGTTAAGAAAGTCGGGATGCTGGCCGGAGCATTTACGGCAATGAAGTTTGCACCGGCCATAGAGGGCACTTTAGGACTTGGCGCGGATCTTCTGTTAGGCCCTCAGGGCATGTATGGTGGAAGAAGCGGCGGGCTCTTAAATGCTGTCGGAACAGCAAAGGAACTACTCTTCGGAAAGCAGACAAAGACCAGAGGAACCATAGGCGGATTCATTCCAGGATTGTTTGATTCGGCAAAAGGTTTCATGGGAAACACTAAGGATTATGGCAAAGGGGTATTTAGCGCGTTCAAAAATCTTGGGAGCGCTCCTATTGTTAGTAATCCTTGGGTTATGAAACTGATGGGCGGACTTTCAAAGACCGGTGGCGTCGCTGGCGAAATAATGTCCGGTATTTACGAGGGAACAATAAAAGACCTTGTGGATGGCGGTGCAATGCTCGGCGGTATGGCTCTTGACGGTATCAAAGCAATGCCTGGAAACATCTGGAACAGCATGGGCGTAAGGGATATAAGACGTGGTATCACACAAAAGACATTCCAGACATTCGGAGTAACGCCGAAAGAAATCTTCGGCGGAATATCAGGAGCTGTCGGAAATGTAGGCGGCGGTTTATTCAACTTCGGTAAAGGCGCACTTGGCTTCAGTAAGGACGCACTTGGAACAATGATGCCGCTCATGAACGCTCTTGGATCCGTGCAGTCACCATTCTTAGGTATCCTCGGAAGTATCGCTTCCGGGGCAGGCCCCATAATTCTTGCCATATCCGGAATAATCGCAGTGGTTAGTATCCTGGGAGATCACCTGGAGGACATAAGGACTCTGGTAGGAAACGTATTCGGCGAACAGGGACTTACGGTATTTGACGGATTCATGGACAAAGTTTCGGCAGTCGGACAATTCATCCAGGGACTATTTGCGGACGGCGGTGTAGCAAAGGCGCTTGAACCAGTACAGCAAGCAATTACCGGAATGTTCGGAGAAAATGCAGGAGCGGCCTTTAGTGGTTTAACCACAATACTACAGTCCATAATGGGCGTTATACAGCAGATAGTAGACTTCTCCATTAATCAGGTGAAGCCGATTATACTTGACATCTTTAACTTCATTACTGGAACTGTGGTGCCAATTCTCCTTCAAACCTTTACGGCAGCAGCACCTATAATCGCTCAGATAATAACTAACGTGGGTTCAATCATTATGGGCGTGTTCAACCTTGTAGCATCAGCAATACGGGCATGTGAACCGGTGTTCGCAGCTATAGCGACAGCGCTATTGAATTTAGGATCCGTAGTTATACCGGCAGTGCTTGAATCGTTCAGCGCATGGAGCGGCACCATACTTCAAGTAGTGCAGGATGTTCAGGGTATATTCAACGGACTTATTGAGTTTGTAACAGGTGTTTTCTCAGGAAACTGGGAACAGGCATGGAACGGAATACAGGAAATTTTTGGAAATGCTTTTAATGCACTTATAGACCTGGCAAAAGCACCTATCAATGCAATTATCGGTATCATCAACGGACTGTTTGATCAGATAGGGTCAATAGAAATTCCTGACTGGGTACCTGAAAGCCTTGGCGGCGGAAAGACATTTAGCCTTCCACACCTTAATTATCTTGCAAAGGGCGGTTTCACAAGTGGACCGTCAATCGCAGGTGAAGCGGGCATGGAGGCAGTTATCAGTTTCCAACAGTCACAGAGACGGCAGAACCTGGCTATCTGGCAGAGGGCCGGCGAACTCTTAGGCGCAAGGCATGAGCTTATGGATATAGGCGATGCCGGCAGCAGAAGTGGAAGCAACGGCGGGAGCTTTGTATATTCTCCGCAGATCGTTATCCAGGGCAACGCAGACGAGACGGTAATTGAACGCTTACTGAGAGAACAGGAAACACGTTTCAGACAGCAGTTTGAAGCCATGATGAAGGAGAACAGGAGATTATCATTCTAAGGAGGAAGGCGTGAGCAAATGTACTACATTGGCAGGAGATACATGGGACATCATAGCAAAGAGGGTGTATGGCGATGATCACGCTTTCGGTGCCTTGATGGACGCAAATCCTGAACACATAGAGACACTTATATTTAGTGGCGGCGTGGAGCTTGAGGTTCCGGAGATTGAGACCGAGAGCACCACGGACACCGACACAACAGACGCGGCCGCATGGCGGGAGAGCATGTCATGAGTATTAGCACAAGCCCCGCACATGCAAGGGGCGCATGGATAGAAGTTAAGTACGATGGGAACGATATCGGCATATCAAAACTGATTGAGTCTCTATCGTACACAGATAATGCTTCCGGAACTCTTGATGACATTACCCTGACTCTTGATACGAGCCAGGGTATTTCATGGGTGCCGGAGAAAGAAAAGGACCTTGACGTAACCATTCACCTTGAAAACTGGTTCGTGAACGGACAGGAGCTGACATATCACTGTGGAAACTTCTGTATAGATGATATCACCTTATCCGGAAGCCCTTCACAGCTTACGGTCAAAGGGGTGTCACAACCCGCATCAAGCTCATTCAAGGAAACAAAAAAGACACGCGTCTTTAACATGGTTACATTGCAGCAGATAGCAAGCTCAATCATGGCGGAACACGGCATGACAAAGCTTTTCTACAATGCTGACGAGATCATGATAAACACCATCGAACAGTCGGATCAGACGGACTCGGAGTTCATGGCGGACCTCTGTAAGAAGTACGGCCTTTGCTTAAAGATATACAAAGTGGGTTTTGTCATCTATGACGAGACACAGTACGAAGCAAAGCCACCGTCAAACTTCTTTGGCAAGTATCCGAAGTCGGCGGGCTACAACTCAAACGTCGGTTTCGAGGACTGGCCAATGCACGAGATACAACCTGGCTGGACATGGAATACTACCTTGCAGCACACCTACACCGGAGCGCAGCTTAAATACAATGATCCGGGAACCGGCAAGAATTACGAAGTAATGATAGGGAGCCCTGAGCGGCTTCTTGTTATGAACGATAAAGCCGACAGCCTTGCAGATGCACAGCAGAAGGCGGCCAGCAAGATTAACGAGGAAAACAAGAAACAGGTATCAATGTCTTTCAGCCCTACGTTATTCCAACCTCATCTCTTTGCTTCACACATCATAGAGATAAAGAACCTCGGAAGGCCAGACGGTAAATACATGGTTGATAAGGTTTCAGTATCAATGTCGGGATCCGGAATATCCGAGAGCGTAACGCTCCATAAATGTTTCCCACGTTTCGACAAGATGGGAATGGTTCAGGCAGTAGAGACAAAGAGCTAAGGAGGATATATGGACGGCATAAGGATAGGATATGTGAGTTCCGTCAATGCAGCAGCAGGCAAGGTTCGTGTGGCCTATACTGACAACGCTATAGGGGACTCGGCAGAGATACCATATTTCAGTTTCGGAGGTATTTACAAGATGCCGCAGAAAGGACAGATGGTTTTATGCCTTCACTTGTCTAACGGTTCAAGCTCCGGCATAGTCCTCGGCATGTTCTGGAATGACGTCAATAAACCGCCGGTAAGTGGTGAAAATGATTTCTGGATGGACCTTGCAGCAGGGGCAATGCTTAAGGCGGCAAGCGGAGCGGTCACACTTAAGGGCAGCTCCATAACCTTACAGGCCGGCAGCAGCATAACAGTGGACGAGATCGTACAAAAGCTTAATGATCATGAACAGCGTATAACCGCTCTGGGAGGTTAGTTATGGCGATGGTTGGAAGATTTGGGAGCCTGAGGTTCTCGGTAAGCTCTGACAGGGTACTGACCTTTAACAACCTAAAGATCACAAGAGGCATGAAAACCACGGAACACGATGTTCCTTGGTATAAAGGAAGGCTTGAAGTCACAGGAGAAAACCTCGACTCAGCTACCCTTGATATATGTCTGAGGGCTGATCTTGGGGTTAGTCCGAAAAAACAGGCGGAGAACATCAGACAGCTCATGCACCAGAAAACAGCTAACTATCTGGTGGTGGGCGGTCATAAGCTCATGGACAGACGGTGCATTATCACCGATATGAGCGAGACATGGAATTACGTATACAGGAACGGCAAGGTTTACGAGATTCAGGTAAGCCTAACGTTCAAGGAATATAACTGAGGTTTGGTATGGAAGAGGACAGATATATCATACAGTTCGAGGATGAGGATGACGAGAACACAGAGCTTTTGAGACAAGCTTATGTCCTGATGTCCGTAAGAAAAGGCAGCATCCCCATTGACCGAGATTTTGGCATCAACATGGATATACTCTCTGAGCCGGTATCGGACCTTGAAACGGATCTCATGACTGAGCTCCTTGAACAGTTTGAGAAGTATATCCCCGAATTAAAGGTAGTGAGCGTGGAGATATCAGACCTTGATGATCAGGGAATGATAAAGCCCGTAATCACACTGGAAAGGAACACGAGCTATGGCGGATGAATTAAAAAAGCTTACGGATTATCCCGATGTGTCATTTATCGGGGATTATGACATAGATTCCTGGGAGTCAATGGTTATTGACTGGTATCAGGAGAAATACAAGGAAGTGACGGGCAACAGCGTACAGCTACCGTCGGCAGACTGGCGGAGGCTGATACTTGAGGGCATAGCTTATTACACTTTCCTTGGCATGAAACAGATAGAGTTTAACGGACGCATGAACCTACTTAAGTATGCGGTGGGCGGATATCTTGAAAATCTTGGAGCCTTGAAACATGTATCAAGACAGTCGGCAGCAGGAGCCGTAACAACACTCCGGTATTCAATGACGGCGGCAAGAGCTTCGGCCACCAGCATACCGGCAGGTTCCAGAGTAACAGCCGGGGACGGCGTGTACTTTGCAACCGACGAATACGCAGAGATACCGGCCGGAAGCATCTATGTTGATGTCAAAGCCACATGTCTTACGGCCGGACGAGACGGAAACATTTATTCCGTGGGCGAGCTTGACACCATGGTTGATATCGTTACATATATTGACGCCGTGGCAAACACCACTATTCCAACAAACGGACGCGATGTTGAGTCGGACGATGACCTGAGAGAGCGTATCTTCCTTGCACCGGACGGATTCACCACCGGCGGAACAAAGGGCGCTTATGAATATATGGTAAGACTTTTTGACAATACGGTACAGGACGTAAAGGTAACAACACCGGATCCGAGAATAGTACATATCATCGTACTTCTTGCGGGCGGCTTGATACCGGGATCTCAGTATCTTTCAGACCTCTATGATTTTGTAAGCGACAGCGAAAGAAAGATGCTGACAGACACTATCGAAGTGGCTGCACCGAATGAAAGCACCTACAACATCACCGTAACATATTACATAAACTCATCTGACAAGAACAAAGCGGTAACGATACAGCATGAGGTAAATGCTTCGGTATCAGATTATACGCTATGGCAGCGTAGCCAGATAGGGCGAGATCTTAACCCTGACGAGCTCATTACCAGAATGAAGAACGCCGGAGCAAAGAGAGTAGTCATTACGAGTCCTACCTACACAGTACTCAATGATTCACAGGTAGCCGTTCCTGGAACAGTGACGGTAACTTACGGAGGATTGGAAGATGATTAAGCTTAAGGATGGCGAATTAATAGACCTCCTGCAAGAACCTTTCAAGAATGATCCGGACATTATAGCCATATCCTACGCCTTAAAAATGGCGATGATACAGATTCTTGGGTATTCCGTAAAAACAAGACTTTACTCGGATATAGACAATATGCCGGAATACATACTTGATTACATGGCAACAGAGATGAGGCTTGCCTACTACGAGGAAACTTTCGAGATTGAGAAGAAACGGGAGCTCATAAAGAACTCATATCTGAGTTACATGAGAGCCGGCACTAAGGGAGCAGTCGAAGGCCTTGCAAACCGTATCTATGGATACGGCACAGTAGTCGAGTGGCCCGACTTTCCCGACGGCCCCGGTACCCCTGGAACCTTCGACATCAAGACAGACGCCCAGCTCACCCCGGATATCTACGAGCAGATGGTAAAGGTTATCGAGCGTGTAAAGAATGAGTCGTCCCATATGAGATATGTCTCGTTTCTAAGAGAACTTGAAATGAAGCTGGTTGCAGGGTTCGGCAGATCCGTGGCGTCAGAACAGACGGTGACCAATGATGTGGTCATTGACAATCCCGACCAGACGCTGTTCATGGATCAATATGCAGCAGTCGCTGAGGATTCGTATTTCATAACGGATGAGGTCCTTGACGTGCCGGACTACAGTCAGGACGAAAACATTACACGCTATGCGGCGATGGGGATCGTGCAGCATAGTTGTCAGGATATAGGAGGTGTGTAAATGGCACTATTTGAAAGGCATTCTCTCACGAATGCAGGCAGGAGCCTTATAGCGAAGGCGCAGGCAGGGCGGACAACCATAAACTTCACAAAGGCTGTGTCCGGAGCGGGTCTGTGGGAGGAGGCAGAGGATATTTCCGCAGCCACACAGCTTAAGACTCCGAAGCAGAACTTTACATTTTCTGAAATCACCATACCGCCCGGCAACAACTCCACGGTGGTGCTCAAGGTGATCCTGTCTAATGTAGGGCTCACGGAACTCTACTATGTGACGGAGCTAGGCATTTACGCTGAGGATCCTGACGACGGTGAGGTCCTTTACGCAATACTTACGTCATCTCGCCGCATGGAATATCTTCCGGCGGAGAATGGTATAGGAACGTCAGCCATCACAGTGCGTCTCAATATCGAGGTATTTAATGCTGCCAATGTGACAGTTGTCATGGCGGGGGCACTGGTGTCTGCGGAAGACTTCGACGTTATAAGAAACATCGTCAATCTGATAAATAACGCGATAACAGGCGGCAATACCGGTCAGATCCTCAGGAAGACTGCGAACGGCAATTATCTCTTCGGATGGGATGATGAGAAAGTGGAAGTCACCACCAAGAGCAGGGAGGATTTCCCAGAGACAGGCGCTGCCAATGCTATTTACGTCGATGTGGATTCATCGTCCATTTACATCTGGAAGAATGGTGCATACTTCAAGCTTCCTTTGGGCGCCGAAGCCGCTGAGACCTTGCAGCAGCAGATAACAGAGCTTCAGAACAAGTTTTATCAGACTCCCATAACTGCTCTTGCGTCAGCGTGGACAGAAACCACGGAGAACGGTGTGAGCGTGTATAGCCAGAACATTAACGTTACCGGTATGACGGAAAACACCATGGCCAAGGTATGGACGAGGCTTATCAGCAATGATGCATCCGTGATCTTACTGGAACAGAAGGCGCAGGCCATATTCACAGGGCATGGGAAGGCATATTCGCAGAATGGTTATATCCATCTCAAGTGCTATGGCAAACGCCCTGCACATGATTTTGGTTTGATCATAGAAGGGAAATGATTATGGAACTTTTAATGGTAGCAGGCGGTGATTCCGTCGATTATGAGTCTCTCACGGCGAGTCCCGGAGAGGTAATGGAAGGAAAGGGGTTCCTGGGCGCTGGTTCTGACGAGGTACAGACAGGAACGGCAAAGGACAGGTCGCAGAGGGGGACATCACCGGGTATAGAAGGGGAGACGGGCAAGCCCATACATAAATCGGCTTCGAGCAGGTTTGTAACAGATACGAATGGTGCGAACAGAATCATCATGTGTCCGCCGGATGGCATTTATCCAGGAGAGGATGTTTATGTAGGCGATGCGCCTGAAGACCTTGGAATCGTAGCAGAGAAGATCGCATACGGACAGGAGATAGGCAACATACACGGAAAGTTTACAGAAGACGGGACCGCAGCCGCAAGGGACATGAGAGCCGGAAAACGGGCTTACGTAAGAGGCCGGGTCATTGATGGCGCTCTTGCAGACAAGGGAGCCATATACAAGGAGCTCTCAGCGGGCGAGACATACACCATAGGTGAGGGCGTTTACTCAGAAGGAAGAGTTGTGGCAAAGAATCTGTCATCCCAGACTCAGGGAACAGCAGCAGCAGGCAATATCCTTTCCGGCAAGACCGCATGGGTGAATGGTTCAAAAGTGACCGGATCCATGGCGGAGCGAGGTACGGTCAACAAAGAGATATCCGCAGGGGAGACATACACCATAAATGAAGGACATTTCAACGCAGGTTATGTAAAAGGCAAGAGCTTGTCATCCCAGACTCAGGGAACGGCAGAAGCTGCCAATATGCTCTCCGGTAAGACCGCATGGGTAAATGGTAATAAAGTGACAGGATCCATGGCGAACCGCGGACAGTATCAGTATGGTGGCTTCGGTGAGGGTGATGATTACTACGCTATCAATTCTTTACCTGAGGGCGCTTATTTTAAAAACGGCGCAAACTGGGCGCCAGAAGGAAGATGCTCAAAGACAACAGTAAGAAACTATCTCGGTGTTGCTGCAAACAAGATTGCAAAAGGGCAGTCAATAGCGGGTGTGACAGGATCATGGTACGGGAATAAAACAACAATAGGCGTGAGCGCTTATGACGCCAGAAATGCAAGTGAAAATTATGCTGAGCAATCCTTCACCATGCCGGCATCAGGCACTGTGTACTATGGAGGCTGCGCAGGAGGATGGTATTATCCGGACGGTGATACTAATGCGACATGCGCAATTTATAAAAATGGTTCCGTCGTAAACAACGCTAACATTTCCAGTGGTAACTACACGTTTAGAGGCGGCATGTTCAACAGGTCATTTTCGGCTAATGCAGGCGATGTAATCAAGGTAGTCGCTTCGTGCTCAAGGGGAAACCGAGGAGACTTTATAATGTCGGCAATACAAGCTGTGATCGTTTATTAAAGGGTAATTATTAAATTACAAATACATTAATAGGAGGAAATTATCATGATAGAGGTTTATAAACAGGTCCTGACGACATTAGGATCCAACCTCCACGCCCAGAACCTTGCCGGTGACAAGATCGAGTTCACTCGGTTCCAGTTCGGTAACGGCACTTACACCGGAACTGAGTCGACGGAAACATTGGCAGCTATGACATCCCTTAAGAGTGTGAGGGACACGTTCAGCATAGCGAATGTCGAGAAGCAGAACGGGGCGACGTGCAAGCTCACAATGGTAGCGACGAATCTTAACGTTACAGTAGGCTATTACATCACGGAGATAGGCATTTTCGCACGGAAAAACGGCGGAGCGGAGATCCTTTACTCCATTATTGTGACGGATCCGAACAAGCCCGAATGGTTCCCGGCATATAATTCAGTGGCTCCGGCGTCCATCGAGTTCCGGGATTTCATATCTGTCGGCAATGCCGACAATGTGACTCTCAGTGTGGATGCAGCAGGGCTTGCGACCATCAAGAATCTTGAGGAGCTTCAGGATTTCCTTGAGGCGCGGCTTGACGAACAGGCCATAGGGCTCCGTATCACAAGGGATTCTCTTAACGAGGTTGTGGGATTCTCCGTCAACGTGAACCTCACGAATACAGAACAGTATCCGTTCAATAACAGTAAGAAGACCGTTGCCCTTACCAATGAGCAGGAACGTGTCAACACTGATTACAAGGTTACTGTGGAAGCGTCCAGCGTGACAGGCGGGTTCCTTGAGGACGTTATCATCACCGACAAGCTTGTGAACGGCTTCAAGGTTGAATATACCGGCTCCGCAACGGCAGCCACATTAAAGCTTTATGTATCAGGAGGTAAGTAATGGCGAACGTCATCATAAGGTCAGAAGAGAGATGCGAGAGCGAGGCAAGGATGCTCCGGGAGTTTGGCGGGGATGCGTCAAATGCCATGCACAGGGAATGTGCGGAAGAGATAGCAGCACGTACAAATGAGGCAGTCCGTGAGATGGACAGAATGGAGAGAAGATGAAAGAAGTAATCGTAACAGAGGGTAGACATATAGACTACACCACAAACAAGAAGAGTATCACTTTCGGGGATGACGATCTGATGATCAATCTTAAGAACCGTGAGCAGGACGAGAAGGTTGTTATTGATATCTGTTCCGACAGAGACGGATTCCTGGTTATAGGCTGTGATGCGGCGCAGAGATACGTTGCACAGGTAGAGATCCCGGCAAGGACCTACGAGGATGTAGAGTCGGATAATCCGAACTACGATCCCGAACAGGAGCCGGGCGAGGGCAATCCTGAGAAGATCACCGAACACGTAGCTGTTCCGTTCAATATCAATAACTGCACTATATATCTTTATGCTTTGGAGGTTTAAGACATGGCAAATTATGATTCAATGAAACTGGCTATCGAGATGCTTACCGGTGGTAAGAACACCGTCATCTTTGACGATATGGGACTTCCCTCCGTCATGGTAGTCATCCCTAAGATGAACAACTCCGCCCTGATCACAGGCGCAGCTTCGGCCACACATCCCGCTTTTATCGTTAATAACGTAGAGAAGGACAGAGCATACTTCTCAAAGTACATTAACATCGTGAAAGGCAACCGTGCTTATTCACTCCCTATGCAGGATCCTAAGGTAAACATCACGATCGATGCTGCAAGAACCGCTTGCCGTGCAAAGGGTGCCGGATGGTCTCTTACACCGGCGGCTTTATGGTCCGCCGTAGCACTTCTTTGCAAGAAGTCCGGATTCATGCCACACGGTAACAATAATTACGGCAAGGACACGAACTACGGTTATGAGGTAGGTATCGGCACATCAGTAGACAATGGTAAGACCGGAAGAACCGCAACCGGCTCAGGCCCGGCAACATGGTTCCATGATGGTACTTTTGATGGCATCGCCGACATGAACGGTGATACATGGGAATGGCAGGACGGTGCTCGCTATCTGAACGGGGAACCAAACATCGTTAAGGATGCTGACTGTATGCTCGCTACATCCGATATGTCTGCAAGCTCCGCGCTCTGGAAGGCAATCCTCCAGGACGGTTCTCTTGTGGCTCCCGGATCAGAGAACACTCTGAAATATTCAAACGGTGTTTTACAGACGGCAGCAGCTTCTGCGAACACCGATAAGGATTTTGAAGCGCTGACAGCCGCTTCCGGAATAACAGTCCCGGATATCCTTAAGGCGCTTACACTGTTCCCGGCCGACGCAAGCGGATACGAAGGCGACCACTTCTGGGTAAATATCGAAGGCGAGCGCGTTCTGCCGCGTGGGGGCGGCTGGGGCACTGGCGTCGGGGCGGGCTTGTTCTGCTCGTACGGCGATAGTACCCGCTCCGGTGCCAATGGCGGTATCGGTTTTCGCGCCGCTTACTATGACCTCTGATAACTGAGATCTGTAACTCTGTGGGGCTCCGCGATAGCGGACGCCCCGCTATGACAATGTATTTTTTAGGGTAAGTTGATGAATGACATAGAACCGGGTAAAGATGGCAGACTTGACGATGTTGTGCAATCGTACCTTGAACTCCGCATACTTGAAATGATGGAATACGGGCATGGAGCCCTGCGGCAGTTTCCCACGAGCGAGAAGTACACATTGGCGGCGGATATCAAAAGACTCATGGATCAGATGCTGGAACATTCAGTCGAGATCTCCGCAAAGTATTATAAAAAGACTACGCTTCAAAAGCTAGATGTCGATAACAAGAAGCTGAAACTTTATCTCAGGCTCAGTATGAAACTCGGATACCTGCCTTTTAAAAAATATGACGTTTGGACGGATAAGTGCAGGGAGATAGGCCGTATCATAGGCGGCTTCATCCGTAGCACTGATGTCTAAAGAGGAAAGGGATATAGCGTTCTGCAACGTGGGGGCAACTGGAACAATGGCGTCAAGGCGGGCATGTTCTACTCGAACGGCAATAATACCCGCTCCAATGCCAATGGCAATATCGGTTTTCGCGCCGCTCTGTCTTATAGCCGGAAGCCCGCAACCTAATGGGTTACGGGAGTGTGCATCAGAGATAAAGGATCCCGTTCCTGTGACCAAAGGTCAGCAAACATACCAGACGGCGGTCACCGGTAGTAACATCGTGCGAACCCTGGGCCGCCGCCGAAACTAGAAATGCACAGGATAAAGAACATTTACGATCAGACAATTTCCTTTGAAAGTCTCTATAAGGCTGCAAAGGAAGTCGCAAAAGAAGATAAAGACGTAAACCTCAGATTCATGCTGAATTTAGAGGATAGGCTGCATGATCTTCATGACAGATTAAAAGCCGGAGATATCCCGGTAGTAAGATATCATTCCTTCCTGGTTTACGAGCCAAAGGTAAGGCTTGTAATCTGTACTGATCTTGATACAAAGATAATCCAGAGGGCTATCTATGATAACCTGGCACCGCTCCTTAATCGGCGGATGATAGAAGATACCTACAGTTGTATTGATGACCGTGGACAGCTTGCTGCCATTACTCGCTTGCATGATTGGTTTGCATGTCAGACCGGAGCACAGTACGAAATATGGTACGGCAAACACGATGTAAAGAAATTCTTTTACCGCATAGTCCATAATATCCTCATGGATCTTCTTGAAAGACGTATCGCTGATAAGAGGATGCTTAAGCTCCTTGAATATTATATCTGCAATACCGGGCGCCCATTCGGACTTCCCTACGGTGCTGATCCCGTAACAGTAAAACTTGAAGACATGCTTTGGGACAGAGGCATACCCATCGGCGGCGGTATGAGCCACATGCTCGGTAATGTCTATCTGGATCCTTTAGACCAGCTCGCAAAGCGTGAGCTCGGTATAGATAAATTCATACGGTACATGGATGATAGTATACATCTCGGCAAATCGCTTGCGGAAGTGGAAACACACGGCAGGGCGATGGATGACTTTATCCGTGAAAATCTCGACCTACAGTTTAATCAAAAGACGGCCTACAGACCTGTGCGGTGTGGCTGTGAGTTTGTAGGAGTCCGTATATATCCGGACAAGATGCTCCACCGTAAGAGCACAACCCTCAGGATGAAGCGGAACCTTAAAGCAAAAGCTGACAAGTACCATGATTATGAGCTCGATTACGAGAGCGTACGTAGTACAGTGGCAAGCTATAAAGCCATGCTGAAACATACAAACAATGTAGAACTTGACCGGAAGATATGGAGTAATTTTGTTTTAACCCACGCTGACAGATCAGAGCTGCCGGAGTATGATTCAGCACAGTACAAGCACATTATTCAAAGTATTCAGGACGGTATATTCCCGGAATGAAAAGGGGAGGACAAGTATAGTGGAAGACAGTTTTAAATGCAGACATAAACGAGGCGATGGGAAGTGCGGACTGGATGGCTGCTGTAAATGCAAAAAGAAATGCGATAAGAAGTATATCTGCTCGGAGTGCAACAACAGCTATATTCCGTATTCCCAGGAGCCTTGCGCTTCATGTTACTTCAAAGACAAGGAGAGCATGAGGCAGTACATCATGGACCATTAGGAGCAAAAAGAATGGATTCAGAGAATGAATTATACTTTTTGAACATTAAAAGTTTAATTCATTCCCAAAAACATCAAAAGGGAGGGCATGATGTTGAATAAACCAATAAATTTAACGCCACAGGAACTCGTCATGTATCTCTTTGCCGGGGCCATAGCGATATCCGTGGCACTGGAAAAGCTTTCGAAAGGTATAAAGATAATAGTGTCAATAGTCGAGCAGTGGCGGAAGCCCGAGAAATCGCAGAACGATGCTATACAGGCGAACCAGGCAAAGCTTGAAGAACATGAGAAATTTTTAAAAAGCGATAACGAACGTATTAAAAAGATTGAAGGCTGGGTAATGGTAAGCGATGAACTGATACACGAGCATGAGCGTGCAATCCAGCACCAGAAGGACGCCACAGAATCCATGCGTAAATACATGGAAGTCCAAATGAATGCCTTACTCGCACTGCTACAGGCTTTCGGAAAACTACAGCCGGACGCAGATATTGATGATGCGACCAAAGAGATACTTACGTTCTTATCGCGCGAAAAATTAGGAGGGAAAAATGAATAATACATTAATCATTGAACATCTGGCAACATTATTGACCATCTTCGGGGTGCTTGCTTTGATTGTTGCTGTAATAGTGCAGACCATTAAGGAGCTGCCGGGACTTAAAGACGTACCCACGTCCTTAGTGGCGTTAATCGTATCCGAGATCATAACCATCCTGGGCGTACTGTGCTGGTGTGATTACCATGTGATCATCATAGTATGGTATTACGTGTTTGGCGCTGTGATTGCCGGATTTTTCGTTTACATGATCGCTACCGGAGGATGGGATAAATTAAATGCTATCTGGCAGCGTACACGTTATAAGAGTCAGAAAGACAAGTATACAAAAGAGACATAAGAGGAGGTGATCCTTTATCTCGCAGTCCTGGCGTTACAGGATGAACTATAAATCTTGTGTGCAAAGCCCCATGCCGATTAATCGTCGGTGTGGGGCTGATTTTGTACGTAAAACCATGGCAAATTAATGGCAAAACCATGGCAAAGACATTATTCGGTAAATGTGGTAATGGGGATTTATCAAATTACCCATTAGGTAATTTTAAAAAGTAATGGCAAAAGTAATTACTTTAGTAATGAGGTTACATTATGAAAACCAGTCAAGCAGGCATAGACCTGATAAAGGAATTTGAAGGATGCTCCCTGAGGGCCTACTGGGATTATAAAGATTACTCGATCGGCTACGGGCATCTGGGAGCAAAGGCAGGGCAGACTATCACCCAGGAAGAGGCGGACGCCCTATTGATAGCAGATCTTCCGGCGTATGAGAAGAATGTAGATAAGTATGACAGTATTTATCACTGGAATCAGCATGAGTACGATGCTCTTGTTAGTTATTGCTACAACATTGGCTCGATAAAAGGACTCGTTAATGATGGCAAACGCTCCAGGAAGGAGATCATAGCCGACTGGCCGAACCATGACGTGGCCGGAGGCAAGCATCTGGACTCGCTGAAACAGCGAAGATTAAAAGAGTTACAGATATTCAAGTACGGATATCAAAACACAAACGGAGGTGCAACTATGGCAAAGATGGTGATTATAGGCTCAGCGAGAATCGATGAGTACGGCAATGCGTCCGGAGGAAAAGCCGGAGATCAGACAGGAAAAGAAGTATGCATTCAGGAGTACTATACGCATAAAAAAGGATGGAGAGTAATCAGGGCAAAGGATCCAGCAGTCCGTGAAGCAATCGCACAAGATATGGAGTGGGGGTGTGCCAATGATTATATCGGTTATGATCAGGGGCAGAACCAGAGTCTTTACGAATTGGCTCAATTTGTAGGATTTAACTTGGCGTTAATAGCTACACCATGCGAGACAGACTGCGCGAGACTTGTGAGAATATGTGTACTCTATGCAGGTGTAAGGGTAAATGATTTTTATACCAGTACAGAGGCAGATGAGCTTCTTGCGACTGGATATTTTGAAGAGGTATTTGTTCCGCTTCCATCCGGACTACTCCGCGGGGACATCCTCGTAACTCCTGTCAAGGGCCACACCGTAGTAGCATTGACAAACGGTGACGGAACCACCGGAAAGGAAACCGACACCACAACAAATACAGACACTAACACCGAACCGGAAGCAGGCAAGTATAAAATAGGCTGGCACAAGGACGGTAACGGCTGGTGGTTCGCAGATACCGAGAACACCTACCTTAAGAAGACCTGGAAGGTTATCGACCATCATTGGTATTACTTCGACGAGGAAGGTTACGTACTGACCGGCTGGCAGACCATCGACGGAAAGAAGTATTATCTTCAGGAAGGTAATGATGATCATCTTGAAGGCGCTTGTTGGAGGTCAGACGGATCCGGAGCTCAGTCAGCATGGTATGTTGAATGATTTGACTTAATAAGTCAAACGTAAGTCAAAAGTAAAATTGCTAACTCAAATTTAATTTGAAATGAGTTATAATCAAGTTAAATCCGAGTTAAAATGAATTAAACAAAAAGCCGTTACGTTTTGCTGACATTAAAGAGCCGGCAAATGTTAACGTCCCTAACCCAGGTATGGGCGGAATGATGTAATATCAACAAATATCAGTAAATATAAGCAAATATAAGCAGATATAAAGAAGGCCTCGCGGAAAATCACCGCGGGGCTTTCTTTTATAACAGCAATGTCATTAACAAAGATATGATCAGTGCGAAATATAACACTTTAAATATCTTAAAAGATAACTGGCCGCCACTTGATACGGCAATTACTAAAGCCATTGCAAGAGCTAGCCCCGCAGGAATTAATTCTAGGGTATGTTTTATAATTAACTGCTCCATTATCTTTGCCCCTTTCTTTTATACAAAAGTCCAGTGTATCTCTATAGTATCCGGATATGCGACTATGCTGTCAATCAGGGATCTGATCGCAGTACGCAGCAACTCCGCATCATTGGATGCCACAACATCATCAAAAGTTTTCAGGACTTCGATAGCGTCCTCCACGGAAGAGGAAGGCTGCGGCTGAGATTCTAAATACTCTTGAATTATAACATTAGTACGGTCTTTGTCTTCATTGAGCGCTTTTATTCTCTGAGATACCACAGCGATATCTATGCCCTCGACTTGGTATAAATCAATAAGTTTATTCATCTGGCGGTCTATCTCCGCAAGGTGTTTAACGGCAGCAGTATATGCAGGTGGTTCGGAAGTTTTCTTTTTATCGGCCCCTATAGCTTTCAGTTCTTCCGGATCCAGCGACAGAGACCGTATTTCATTTATTATCTGAGCTTCAAGCTTGCGGATACCATAATGAGCATTACCGCATTTAATTTTATTGACCTTATCAAATCTTTGCCGGCATCCGTAATAGCCATAATAAGGCTGAGACGTTGCAGTGACATGTCGGTTTCTCCATGTAGTCGCGCCGAAGCTGCCGCCGCAGAGACCGCATTTTATAATGCCGGATAATAAATGCTTAGATTTTTTAAAATTCGAGATGGCATCGGAGAACGATGTAATATAATGCTCGTATTTTATCTGGGCCTTTTCCCATTCCTCTTTAGTTACAATAGGTTTATGAGTTCCCGGATATGGTTTCCCTGAAAACTTTATCATCCCGTAGTAAACGGGATTCTGTAGGATCCTCGGAATAGTGGAAGCGTGTACCCACTCTTTACCTCTTATCGTATATCTTTCGTGCAGGTATGAAAGTATTTGATTTAAGGACATTTCCTTCCCATCAAGGCCATTAAGAAAAAGATCATAGATAAGTCTTACCTGTATGGCCTCAGATTCATTAATAACCAGTTCGCCGTCAATGTAATCATATCCAAAAGGCGAAACGCCTCCGGAATGTTTACCGGACTTTGCCCGTCCGATGCGCCCCATAGTCATACGTTCGGTAATGTTGTTTCGTTCCAACTGAGCGAACACACTTAATATTCCTATCATCGCCTTTCCTAGTGGCGTGGAAGTGTTTAGCGAGGATTCCATTACGGAACAGAAATCAATGTTATTCTTGATAAACTGATCCTCTAACAAATACATGGTATCTTTTTGAGAACGGGAAAGTCTGTCGAGCTTAAATACAAGCACCGTATCAAATATACCTGAGGGAATATCCGAGAGTAGTTGTTGGAGCGCTGGCCGGTCAAGCTTTGCGCCGGAATATCCCGGATCTGTATAGACATGTACAAGGTTCCATCCCTGAGCGTCGCAATATTTCTTCAACCGGTCCTGTTGCTCACTAATAGAATAGCCCTCGTCGGCCTGTTCCTGAGTAGAAACACGGACGTAGGCAGCTACGTTTTTCATGTAAAGTTATACCTCCATAGAGTGAAGGTATGATATAATACGATTGTCCATAAGGTATTACATCATACCTTTATTATTGTCGGAGCTTCCCGTCAGCACCTTTGGCCAGGCGCTGAGAGGGGAGTTCTTTTTATTACTTGTTTTGCGTACTGGACTTGTGAGCATTGCTTTCAATATCCTGTACATCCTTGGCACAATCACTGTCAAAGTCACCGTTCTTTATGTGCCTCATGGCATGACGGTAAGCTTCCATGGCTTCATTCCGGTTCAGGTCCTTATTGATATAAATAGAATAACCGTCAGTTCCGGGAACCACGGCTTCGCGGACTCCACCGTTAAAATTGACTCGGTAAATATAATTTCCTTCATAAAATTCACACATATCAGAACTCCTTACGATATAGGCGCAAAAAGCGTACATCAAATTATATCCTCAACCGTCAGGATTAGTATCCTTGAAACGCTTAAGCATATCGGCGGCCATCTTTATGTCATCAGGGTTTGAACCTCTGGCAGCATCGAAGAGCACACGCATGTTAGGATTCTCAAATACCTCCTGCGCTATGCGAGCGGTCTCAGGATCTAAGTAGTAGCCGGAATTATGCGCTTCGGGTATATACGTTGTTTTGTCCGTTCTTCCGAGTAAATAATCCATATCTACATTAAAAAAATCAGCTATCAATTCAAGCGTTTCAAAATCAGGCTCTCGCGCTCCGGTTTCATACATTCCCAGTCTACTGCGGGTTATATTTAGACGTTTCGATAACTCTTCTTGTGTATATCCCCTTGATAATCGAAGGGATTTAAAAACGTTTGCGAATGATCCCATAAAAAACTCCTTTCATATGTTTAATGTTATCACGTAACGTGATGAAACACAAATAAAAATTGTCACGAAATGTGTTGACTTTATTTCACGATATGGTATCATCAAATTGTCACAGAAAGTGACACACAAATCAAACCACAGAAAGGATGGCTTTTATGAAAGGGTTCGGAAAGAAACTCCAAGATTTAAGAGCTGGAAAAAGCCGTAAAGAAGTAGCGGACGCCGTTGGAATAAGCTTATCTACACTTACAATGTACGAACTTGAAGAAAGAATCCCTAGAGACGAGTACAAGATAAAGCTTGCTTCCTATTATGGCGTAAGCATAGAATGGCTTTTTTTTAACTCTGAAATGTCACATAATGTGGCATTGAGCACTTCCTAAAGGATTAAAGGAACAGTAGCGGAAGCCAGACGCAAAAATAACGCTTGACAAAAAATGTCAATGTTATTTTAAAATTGCGATTACGCAAAAGGAACATCCGGGGAGCAAAAGAAAATAGCAGTCAATAAGGAAGGAGGGGACATGAAAGCTAAAGCAAATAAGGACAATGAGATAAAGATCGTCCACGTAATGAAAGACGGAACAATCCGGAAGAGTGTTGCGGGGCTTATGGTTCCCGCCGGCCATGACATTTACAGAATAATGAAAAACTATAAGAAACAATAACATCATATCGCTAATCTATGACACCGGCCCCCTGAGAGCGTCGTATGCTGGTTTGTTCCACCGACACAAGCGGAACCGGTAACGGACAGAAATATAGTTTACTCAATCAAGAAACTGTTAATAGGATCTTGGGATTTGTGCAACGGGGCCGGCGGCATAGGTTAGCGGTATGAGCAAAGGACAGACAATAATAAAGGAGAACATTATGGACATTAAGGAGCTAAGGAACAACCAGCTACGGCAGCAGTTTTTTGAAGAGAGAAAACCGGAACAGGGATGGTATTTGTGGTTAGCGCAGCCGGAAGTAGAGAGACGATTTGAGAGAGTCGACATCCAGGGCACAGCTTTTATATGTGAGATAAAAAAGATAGAGCTTACATATCCTAAGGTACACAACGAATGGCGGGGCGATATTTACTACATCATTCCTATAGACATGCTCGAAGAAGGTGCCGGAAGAAAGCGACCGTTTTCCGCCTACATAGCAAATAAAACTATGTGCGTCGAAGAACTTAAGAAGCTTGGCAGAAAAGCAAGTGGAAAGTAATTGGAGGTAATGGCATGGAAGAAGGAATGAACCAATATGAAGCACTGGTAACCTTAGAAATTGCGGTGCCGTGTAGTGGTACGGATTTACAGGATGCAAAGTCAGATGCAGATATGATTTCAGAGAGCCTTGCGGACGCGATCTTTGAAATGAATGGCGTGATTAAAGTCAATCAGATAGGCGTAAAGGTAAAGGAAGAAGAACAGTGAAAAGATTTATATGGAGAATGAGAAGGTTTAAGAGGGCTTTCGTCAGGACTTACAAAGGAGTTTTTGACATACTGGCAGTCATATTATTTCTGGCCGGAGTCATAGCTGTTATGTGCGGCGTGATGCTTGCACTTTGCGAAGAATATGTATCAATCATTTATATATCTGGCGGATTCATGGGGCTTTGCATGGCAGATGATTTTATCTGGCTTAACAGAAGGAGAAGCAGAAGAGGCAGCAGGAGTTGAGTAGATTTACGTCGGCTCCGCCTGTCCGTTCCGGTGGTCCGGGAATGACTGTGACCCGTGATTTTAAATTTTCTCCTCGAAGATATATTGGCTTTTTGATATGAATGTGATTTTAGATACTTCTTTCGTATTTTGATAAACCCGGGGCACCGGTACGGACAGACGGAGTGATATATGACTAAAAAGGAAATGAAAGAAAGAGTGGTAAGGATAAGGACTGAAATAGTGATGTTATGTCAGGCACTTCCGGAACCGCTCGCAAAAGCAACGGAACATTTTATCCCGTATTGGGATGAAATACTGAAAAGGCTGGATGAAATAAAGGGGGATTGAATGAATAAAGTAATTTTAATGGGCCGGCTCACAAGAAATGCCGATGTCCGTTGGTCGCAAGGCCAGGATCAGAAAGCGATAGCACGCTTCACCCTGGCTGTTGATCGTAAGGTAAAAAGAGAAGAAGGCAACCAGGAGCAGCAGACAGCAGACTTTATAAGCTGCGTTGCTTTCGGCAAGACGGCGGAGTTTTTGGAGAAGTACGGAACTCAAGGCACTAAGTTTGCAATAGAGGGAAGGCTCCAGACAGGATCCTATACAAATAAAGAGGGACAGAAAGTCTATACCACTGATGTAGTGGTTGAACACATGGAGTTTGCAGAGAGTAAGAGATCACAGGAAAGTGGACAGCCCCTTGGAAATATGGATGCTGATGGCTTTATGAATATCCCGGATGGAGTAGAGGCGGAAGGACTTCCGTTCAATTAAGGGGGACAGCATGAAATCACTGGATGAAACCATAGAACAGTACGAAGGAATTGCAAGCTTGCAGGAGTCAATCGGCCATCAGGCTAAAGGTTCCTTACACGTACATTGCTTTAAATGTGCTGCGGAATATCGGCAGCTTGTGGAATGGCTAAAGGAATTGAGGGACTATAGGCGTGGAAAAATCAAAGTGTAGACTTTATGCGGTAAAGATAACACCGGATGACGAGATCTTAAAGGTGCCGTATCCGAAGCGGACGGGATTCAACAAAGAGGATTCCCTGGGCGAACTCCTTTTCATGCAGCAGGAAGTAGACGGACAGATAAAGTTTGTTGACGGACTCAAAACGGGATCCCGTACAGCAATGATAGTTAATGAGGACGGGGATATCCTCGGATTCCCTCATAACGATATAGCACAATGTTTTTTGATATCAAATGATACCTACATTGTAGGCAACATACTTATCCTGAGTGCCGTCGGCACTGAGGTTATGGGAATGACTGAGGAAGAAGCCGGGAATGTAATATTACTGGCGACACACGAGAAAGAAAGACTCGGAAAGATTATTTGACGAGTGATTTTACGGAGCAAAAGCTCTGATGTTAAAGAATGAAAATGAGGAGGGTAATTAGTAATGGTGACTTTTGATATCTGTGAAGGCAATCCCGGGGCATTAGATTTTCTTATTCGAGCATATGATCTCGCTCCATTTAAAGCGGAGACGGCTTTTTTAAAATTACAGGATGCCAACATTACAGGGGATAAGTTGTACATGATCTGGAATGATTGCTGTAACCGGGATACAGCAAGAGCCGTTGATATGATTCTTGAAAACGACATCGAAACTCTGAATCATTTTATCAATTATGAGAATGGCCGTGGATTAATATATTGCCCGGAAAAATCAGATGAAGCGTGAACTCTGAATAAAACGAAAGGTACGTAAAAATATGGGAAAAATCGCAGAGAAGAGACCGGCAGACATCAAGGACGGCACGTTCCTTGGAAAAGATATGTATAACAAAACGGGAACATGCAAGTATTGCGGACAGATGAGAGCGATGACCTACGTTACAGACTTTGTATCCCAGGAGCAGGTAGACATTGACGCAACCAGAACATGTACCTGTAAAGAGGCGATTGATCATGCAAGGCTCGAAGAATCAGCAGAGAAAGCAAAGAATAATATCCGTCTTCTCAACAAGCAATTACGGATATGTTTTTCGGAAGCTATAGAGAAACAGTGTGACGGACTCATTGATCTGATTGCAGCAGGTGACGTTAAGAGCGCCACTATAAAGCTAGACGAAATAAAGACTATCTATATAAAGAAGAAAGGAGACAGCAAGATCAATGTCTCCATTCGTAAAAATACCAAGTGGGATCTCGACTCATGATATCCGCAAAGTCGAAATACGTAAAAACATATACAGGCCGTAAAGTGCTGCGGTGCTCGGAAGAGTCTGAACAGGCAGCACTTATAAGCTGGGCGAGATTTAACGCTGTGTTGTATCCGGACTTAAATCTTTTATTCCATGTTCCTAACGGTGGAGCCAGGGATAAAAGGGAAGGGGCGAACCTTAAGCGGGCCGGAGTGCTTGCAGGCATCCCAGATCTGATACTTCCGGTGTCGAGGCACGGATACCATAGCTTGTATATCGAAATGAAGGTAGAGCCTAACAAGCCTACTAAATCACAGATAGATGTCATGAAGAAGCTTAAAAAGAATGGCAACTTCGTGATTGTCTGTTACGGTGCCGGTGAAGCAAGGAAGGTGCTTAATTGGTACTTAGGCATGTCTGTTTGGGGAAGCATAAAGGAACAAAAGATGAAAAAGATAATTATTTGTTGTGACAGGTGTGGGGAAACAATAGACGGATTCCCTATGAAACTGAGCGTTGATTACATAAACAGAATTGACGGACAAGAAGTATATCAGAAAATGCCGGATCCCATTAGGAAACTTACGGCGGATGAGTGCGGGCGAGATTACTGCGAAAGATGTATGCAGGAGATACTTGAGTTTGCCCGCATGAACGTAGACGCAGAGACATATCTTTCGGATAAAACCGGAAAAGAGATTAAGGATACAGAGTCATCCTTAATACCAGTGGAGATGCCGGAACAGGAGAAAGCGGATGCAGAGAACAAACTCCCGGAGAAACCTGATACAGAGCAGCAGGAGAGAAAACGCGGCAGACCACCAAAGGATGGCGCACCATTAAGAACCGGTTATCTTACCCAAAAGGACCGGGAAAAGATAGAGCAGATGTACGCACTAGGAGCGGACCCGTCGGAAGTGGCAAAAATGATGGGCTTGCCTGAAAAAATTGTAATTAATGCTATAGCAAATCTTGAAAAGCTAGGATAAGACCGTACAAAAGCTCAACATTGGGAAAGGAGGAGAAGATGAGACAGTATTGCCGGTATTGCTCATGGATCATCGTAGGCGATGTCTGCTATTGCCAGGAACTTAACAAGATTCTGACAGAGCAGCAGGTGTGCCACACGAATACTTGCAGATCCTTCGATTTCTTTCCTGAAGATGCCTTAGGGACTGGCCACATGTACACGCCGAGACCGAGACGTAACAAACAGATAAACGGACAGGTGACACTTGAAGAATATAACGGTGCGCCTATAGATCCGGAAGTATAAGAACATCAAGCCTCTTTAGATTATCGGGAGGTTCTATATGAGAAACAATAGGCTCACAGTTAGTAGTAAAGATTAGGAGGAATTATGAAAGAAAAACTGATGATTTTAGGTACGGTCGTAGCAGTGATTTTATTGCTGTTTTTAGTGTTTCCACAGCACACCAGAAACAAGGCTATAGCACTTGAGGAAACTGTAGAGACTGCAAAATCGGATATAAAGGTGCAGGAAAAAAGACGCGTGGATCTTATTTTTAATTTGGCGGATTGTGTGAAGCAGTACGACAAGCATGAATCTGAGACATTAAAAGAGATGGCTAACAACATGAATCCAGGCAGTGATGCCGGGAATGTAATAGCATCGTTGAAGGCAGTTTCCTACAACTATCCAGAACTACAGAGCCAGCAGAATTATCAGAATCTCATGACAGAACTGGCGCTTACAGAGAATATGATCTCACAGTCTCGGCAGAATTATAATCTGGCGGTCAATCATTACAAGCAGTATGTCAGGAAGTTCCCACATAGCACATTTATATCTATGACAGGTTACGAGGTACAGGATTATGAAAGACTTGATTATAAGGCTCCGGAGGATGCTCCTAAAAACATCTTTGGAAATGGATAAAGATGAAATAAAGGCTATATGTATCTTTGTGATTTCTGTTTGCGCATATATAGCCATAGGCCTTGCAATCAAAGGCGGTATAGATACCTGGCAGATGGAACGTAATGCCAAATTCAACAAAGCTCTGAGGATAGAGTCCGATGAGGCTTATAAATATGCAGCAGATACCAGTGCTGGCAATGCTTATGGTTATGGCCAGATGGAAGCATTGAATCCTGTGACGGTTGCAGAAATAGGCGGAGCTTATATCTCTTTGTCACGAGTGAAAGAGCATTACACCCGCCACACAAGAACATATACCACTACAGACAGCGAGGGACATAAAAAGAAGCACACAGAGGTGTATTGGACTTGGGATGAAGTTGAAAGAAGATCCTGGCATAGCGATACAGTTCGATTCAAAGGCATTGAAATAAGATTCGATGAGATATCTGGAATTGGTCAGCATTACATCAGCACTATACAGATAGGTTTAGTTGATAGGTACGTGTTTAGAGGTGCCGGAGGAACTCTTGAGGGGACAGTGTTTGGCAATATGACCGGAGGAACCGTTAAAGACGCGGTCTTCCACGAAGGAGCCGATATAGAAAGCGCTGCAAAAGCAGATGTGAGCACTGATTTCGGGATAGTGTTTGCAATCATTTGGATAGTAATTCCGATAGTAGCGTTAATTGCAGTGGTGGCAGGATAAGGAGAAGGAAGATGATGAGCGAAAAAGATAAGAAGCTGATTCTTAAACAGATGAGAGAAGACTCAGAGAAAGACAAAAAACATTCTTTCGGCGTGTGGTATCCGGTATCGGATCCACCAGAAGCAGATATTTACGGTCTTGCGTTTAGTGTATCCGGAAAGAGAGGAAATACGGATTATCATCATGGGCTAATGCTTAATAACTGTAACTGCTACGAGGAAGGCAAATTCTGTCCGGGAGGAATCATTGACAACGATCTGACTGTTGAGGCATGGCTTAAAATTCCGACATGTCCGTTAGATATTACGGCATCAAAATAAGAAAGCTTCTATAAGATCCTCCATTTTATAGATGGCCTGCGTGGATCCAGCCACATTGACGGAGCAGTCCGTCAGCAGGCTTTGCGTCCGGCACGCTACTAATCCCCGTTGCTTAGGCGATTAGCCCGAAGACATGTTTCACCTTAAAAAACACCGGGCGCTTTATATCTCTGATAGCTCAATCGGAAGAGCGGTCGCAAAATTTTGCGATTGATAGACGGTTCAACTCCGTCCGGAGACATTCATTTAAGAGAACGACAGTTTAATAAAACGTGGGCGCAGGAAGCGCCGATGGGGCTTGTATATCTCTCTTAAATTAAGAGACATAGTAAATTATTTAAGGGTAGCTTTAGGAGATGGGTAAGGTATATTTCAGGGAACAGAAACATATATGCGGTAGCTCATACGATACAGCAGGTTATATGGAAGTCGACCTGTATCAGATCTCCGAGAAGGAGCATAAGCACTCCACCAGAAGGAAGAAGCAGAATGCTACTGAGTTAGCACAGCAATGTTACAACGCATCAAGAGCAAAGCGCTATCATGTGCAGCTAGTTAATACGAATTTCAAGCAGGGTGATTATTCTGTTACCCTGACATACAACGATGAACATCTTCCGGATCCGTCAGACCATAAACGAGCTGATGATGATTGGAGTAATTATATAAAACGTTTGTACAGATATTGTGATCGGCATGATATCAAACATCCTAAGTGGGTAATGGCTACAGAGTATGTTACCGAACAGGAAGACGGCAGCTTCGTAGGTCGGCACCATCATCATGCAATCATAGAAAAAACAGAAGGACTCACAAGAGAGATACTAGAAGATCTATGGACAGACCGGAACGGTGACAAGTTAGGCATGTGCCGTTGTGACCGTCTGGAAGTGGAACATGGATCCGTGGAAAGCCTTGTTAAATATATAAACAAGAATAAGCGGTGTGATAGGAGCTGGCGACAGAGCAGAGGACTTCAAAAACCTATCACACCAAAACCGAATGATACGAAGTGGAACAAGAAGAGGTTAGAAGAAGCCTCGACTATGTATATCGACGATAAGCAATTTTGGGCCGACAAGTATCCAGGCTACACACTTGAACGCGTCGAAACAAAAGTAAGTGATGCCGGATACCGGCACACTCTTGTTATCATGTACCGGATTGACGGTAAGAAGGGGAGGAAAGAAAAGTGGATTCAATGATAGGCGATGAATGCGAAAAGGAAATAATGCTTGCACTGGATAAAAACGGAGTAGCACATCAGGTGTTCGAGATGGGTATATTTTTCTACAGCGAGCAGGAAATGAAAGCCTTTGATAGCTGGATGAAAGTAAAGGGTGCAGCAGAATTTGAGGCATGGTTTAAAGGAATGGAAAAGCTCCGTGGCACTATATGCGAAAAGTGTAACTGGAAGGATCCTACACAGATCCAGTGCTTTGATGGCCATATGCAGGGGATAGGCCCGTGCGAGGGATATGAGGAGGAAGACGAAACATAGCCTATGTTAGATTTTGGATTCTATAACATGGATTGTCTTGAGGGAATGAAAGAATTTCCTGACAATTATTTTGACCTGGCTATTGTAGACCCTCCGTACGGAGATGGGGGGGTACTGGAAGCGTGAAGATGGGAGCCGATTTGGAGGAAACTTTGACAGATACAAGTCGAAGTGTATGCCGGACCGGTGGAACATGGGCGAAGAAGTACACAAAAAAATCATTGCGTGGGATACTGCCCCAGGAAAAGAATACTTTGAAGAGTTATTCCGTGTCTCACGCAATCAAATTATTTGGGGCGGAAATTATTTTGAATTACCACCTACAAGATGCTTTGTTATCTGGAAGAAGCTGACTATAAGCGAGAACTTTACTATGGCCATGGCCGAGTATGCCTGGACTTCATTTAATGATAACGCAAAGGTGTTTGAGTATGCGCCGCAAGCGAAGAAAGGAGATATCCGGTTCCATCCGACACAAAAGCCAGTCGAGTTATACGAATGGTTGTTGAACCGGTATGCAAAAGACGGAGATATCATACTTGACACCCATGTCGGAAGCGCGTCAAGCCTGATAGCCTGCCGGAACACTAATCACAAGTATGTAGGGTTTGAGATAGACCAGGATTATTATACACAGGCCAAGAAGAGACTGGATCAGGCAAGCGCACAGATGAACATCTTTGATTTACTTAATAGCGATTGATAGGAGAATGAAACGAGTTGTAGGCAGAAGGCGAGGCAACAGCATGACAGAGAAATCGATCAAAGCAAACATAAACGATTTTTTAAACGAACTTGAAGCGATATTTTCAGACATTAGGGAGAAGAACGTCGACGATAGCGTATGCGGACTTTGTGAGTATGACTGTGATCACGGATTAGACGGATGTGCTAACGAGTGCCCGGGATTTGAAAGAGACGATTGTTTTAAGCTAAAAGAAGAATATCGGAATGAATGGATTAATAAAATCATTGGTGAGGTGACGGAATGATAATAAAAAAATTTAAAAGTAAAAAGAACCGAGTTGCCTTATATTTTGGCAAAGCAGAGAAATACTCTGGACTATTCGGCGGAATCCAATATTATGAGCGTTTTGGCTGGAATCACATAGGTTTTGGACTCACGTTTATGAAATGGTATATAACCTTAGAATTTAGATGGAGAGTTGCGAATTGCGGCTATCCTAAAGGCGAAGTGTATACGGATTGAGGTGACAGAATGACTTTAGATGAAGCAATAAAGCATTGTGAGGAAGTAGCAGAAGAACAAGAGAAGCTCTGCAAGGTTAATGATGATTTTAATATTTCGCAACCAAAATGGAGAGAATGTGGAAGAGAACACAGACAGCTTGCAGAGTGGTTACGTAAGTACCAGAAGATAGAAAAGATAGTTGATGATTACGACTTGGAGGCATGGGAAATCTTGGAAAAGATTAAAGAGGTGGTGAGAGCATGGCATTAAAAGAACAGATAATGAAACTCCAAACTTATAAGATGCACGAAGGCGAAGATACAGTATATGTTGAGCGTGATGATGTATTAAAAGCCTTAGAGCAACAGCCTTGCGAGGATGAATATATAAAAGTCCCTAAAAAGGCAAAGAATCATGTTGACATAGAACGATCTGTTATCTGCGGAACACAAGAGACTTGTGAGGATGCATGGATAATTGATTCCCTCAAAGAATTTTTGGGTGAATCATACAGTGTATTAACAAGTAATAAAAAAGAGTTCATAGCATGGCTTGAGAGATTAAGATGGCATGTTACCAAATGCAATGAGCTTGATGCTGAATTGAGAAATTATAAAAAACAAGTAGAATGTGAGAATGCTATCAGCCGAGAAGATGCATTAATGTGTATGACGGGGGAATATTTGGCAGATAAGGAATATAAACCCGAAGACATTATATCTAAGCATATTCAGCGGCTTAGAGCTTTACCACCCGTCACACCACGATCACTGAATCCCGAAGCAGATAGAGAAGAGAGCAAAGCCTATTGTGCGGAATGCGACCATATTGAAATGTGCAGTTGGTATCCTCATGATGGATGTGAGTGGCTGAAAACAGACCGATACAATGCCGGGTATAATGCAGCTAAAAGAGAGATCGCATTAAGCGGAGAATGTGAAAGGGCTTACGAGAGGGGGAAAGCTGACGCACATCCCGACATAAATGACGGGAAGATTGAAGAAAGTGAGAAATAAGACATGAAGGGATTATTTATACCTGGGATAACAGCGGAAATGTTTAAGAATGGTTGTTTGGAAAGCATTGAGGAACTTATGGCAGAGGGTGAAATATATGATATTGAACATTCACCGTGGACTCCTGTAAAGTTTAGACCTTTGACTGATGAAGAACAGAAAGAATATCCCGATTATTGCTATATGGCAGATTGCCCGATGCCTGATGATGGACAGGAAATACTTGTGTCAACCAAATACGGCACAGTCGAAAAAGATGAGTGCGGATTTGATGATGGATATTATCTTGATAGCGGGTACGATTGGCAAACGGATATAGTAGCATGGATGCCATTGCCCAAGCCATATAAGCCACAGGAAAGCGAGGAAACATGAGATACAGACTACAGGTTAAAGAAACGGTAGCCCGGCCTAACATATTAGGTAATTGTAGTTTCCCTGTATATACGCATCGTTGGAAAGATATATATGCGAGTGACAGCAAGACAGAGTTAGAAGCTATTTTACCAAAAGGAGGCAAATACAGAATTGAGGATACAAGACCGTATGAGGCAGAAAGCGAGGTAAAGAATGACAAAAGAACTCATTGAAAGCATAAGAAGAATTATATTGCCATTTATCGCTAAAAAGCTAAAGGAAATAGATTACGAGGGGCTTGGGGAATCCGACGCAAAGGAATTTACACAAGACTTTAACGAGATTTTAAACCTTGCAATCAAAGCACTAGAGCAACAGCCTTGTAAAGATGCTATCAGCCGACAAGAAGTTATAGAAACTTTAAAGGAACTTGACTGGCGCTATAATGGACATCCTGGCGGAGAAGTTTATGGTGCAATATATAAACTTCCACCTGTTCAGCCAAAAATAAAGACTGGCAAATGGATATACAGAAATTATAACTGGTACTGTTCGGAATGTAATAATACCCCTAAAACGCTCGGCTATGTTGGGAAGGCCGAATTCATGAAAGAACATTTTAAATTTTGCAATCATTGCGGGGCAATGATGTTAGATACTGTCATGACGGAAGACGAGGGAAAAGCGAATGAAAGCGGGCAAATGCAAGACTTGTGAAAAAATAAAATGGCTGAAAGAGCAAGCAAAGCGGCATGAAGGCAGAAGAAAAATAAGCAATACGCTGAAAATAACGCTTACAGAAGAAACAAGGGTTGACGGCATATTTTGCGGGCGTTTGAACATGAGCGGCGGCAGAATGATGTTTTGCCCGGAATGTGGACGAAAATTGAGGAAATCAGAAACAATGTATGAGTGCGGAAAAGCGGAGGCAAAGAATGACAAAAGATGAAGCCATTAATCATCTACAAACACATTCAACAACTAATGGCAGTGGTATGACTACAGACAAGCAGCATGAGGAAGCAAAAAGAATAGCGATTGAAGCACTAATCAACGCAATCCCAATTCCAGAAGGAGCAACAAATGGAGATATGATTAAGGCTATGTTCCCGAATATAAGCATATATGAACATGGGTCTACTTACTCCGTAAATAATGAATATAATTTCAATTCTACTTGGTGGAACAAACCATACAAGGCAGAAAGTGAGAAATAAATATGTGGTTATGTAAGCGCGATTTGTCGAAAGAGTGTGAAGGGAAATATAGAGACTGCACCGATTGCGTTCTTGACAAGATAAGGGCCGAGATTGGCAAAAGCAAAACAGAACATGAAATGCAAATAGCAGAAAAAGATATAAAAGCTAAATTGTTAATAAGCGACATATATTGCGATATAGTCAACATTCTTGACAAGTGCAAGGCAGAAAGCGAGGTAAAGAATGATAATTATTCTTAAACTAATTGCGATAGTAGCGGTATTATCAGCAATTATCACATATACTGCCATGAAGTTTGTAGAATGGTGGGAATTTAGAAAGTGAGGAATATGTGGCATGGGTATGTTGTTATTGATACCGGTAATAATATTTGCCGTAATATTGTTCGGCATAATTTTATATATAATATTTTAAAAAGCAGATTAAAACGGGGAGTAAGATCATGGCCAAGGTGATACCGATTAACCAGAGGATGCTTGCAAAGCACCGCATGAAAAAATATTTAAAGAACGGACGCGAGACATCTGAGAGACGTGCAGAGAATATCCGGACTGAGACCGCAAATATATTCCGTGAATCAATCCTGGAGGCATTAACCAGGGATGAAAGCTTGACGCCGGAAAACATCGAAGATGTTGTTAATTCTGTCAGGCCACTACGTAACAAGCATGATTTGTTTGAGCGAACATACGGTATATCAAAAGCCTATGAAGCATTAAAGAGAGTGACCGACGAATTTATGCCGGAAGGTTTTTTATTGCCGATAACGGATCCGGTAGACAGGGCAGAGGACTGGGACCTTATAACAATTAAGCGTCAGGCAGCAGACATTGAGGCGAGGATCTTTGCAGCAGGTATGCAGTCAGAGCTTGAATATGATATCGACGATATAAGGGCAGTCCTTGATGATGCAGCAGGTATTTACGGGACTAGAGTAATGCAGGATAAGCAAAAACACTAAGGGAGGGAGTATGGAGCGTAAAGAAGCCGAACACATAGTAGTCTATTACGGTAAGATACCGGACATGCTCAAATGTTTCCGGAAAAGAAAGGACGAGCTGGAAGATGCTTACTACAACGGCAGCAGAGGCATGAACATGGACGGTATGCCCCACGGTTCCGATCCCGGCAGCACTGTAGAAAAAATGGCAATGAGGGCAGCAGAAGATGACGCCCATGATCTTGTGGCTGAGATAGAAACAAAGATAGCTGTTTTGAACGCTGATAAGCGTCAGATCCGGACGTCGATAGATTGCCTGAATAGTCGGTACAAAACTATACTTCTTGATAAATTTGTGAATGAGTACAGTTGGACTCAACTCGCGTCAAAGTTGTATGCTTCTGAATCGACTGTCAGATACTGGAAAGATAAGGCCCTGGACCAGCTCGCTTTTGTGATGGCAGAGGAGCCGATGATTGATGAACTTGTGGAAAGAGCTTCGCGCGCGCGTTAATAGAAGAAAATAATTTTTGTGACTCAATGAGTCGAGAAAAAAAGATACGTTTTGTGAGTGCTTTCACGGAGCTTTATGTACAATTTTTTGTACATAGCAAAAAACTATAAAAACTTGATTTTTGTGAGCGACATCGCGTATGCGTGAACCGGTTTCCGATGATTTAAAAGGGGCTCCGGCGAAACGATTGCGAATGAGCGAGAATAGATACAAAAAATCCGCCACGGGAGAAAACTCTCAGGCGGATTTTTTGTGCGGGAGTCCATACCGGCAGCAGGTTTTGTGCAGGGAATTTTGTTTAATGCTTTTTGTGCCGGGATCCGGAAAGGGCAGCAGTCGCTTTTTGTGCAAATAAAAAAGCGACTCAAGCCGAGTCACTTTTTGTAAAATCTATTCTTACAAGCCGATTCAGCATTTCTAGCAGATATCTAGGCGGATTGCTTATTCCGGCCTCCCAGTCTTGCAAGGTCCGGTAAGGGATCTTGTAATATTCAGCGAACTTAGTTTTGTTAAGCCCGCTGATTGCTCTGATTTCGGTTATAGTCACTGCACCCTCCTATCTTTATCCTCCTTGTGTGATAACACACAATAATCATTTAAAAAGTTTTGATTATTGATGCGATACATACAAGTGCTACAGCATCCTGTACCACCACAATTTTGAGGATCAACCTCGCTGATAAGATTGTACTTATCAAAATAATACTTTTCTGACATATCCATTTTCATTACCTCCTAAGTGTTTCCGCTTTTGATGCAATCTCCGGCGGTTTGTTGTTTTGACCGAAACTTAAATCTGGAACTCTTCTCCGAACTTTTCTTCATGAGCTCTCATGTAAGCTTCCATGAATTCGAGGTCACTACATGGTGCGAGCTCTCTGTGGAGTTCCTCTCTGATTCCGTCATCCATCATGTTTACCGCTGCATTGTAAAGTCCGTTCTCAATAATTTCTCTTGCTGTCATGTTCGTATCCTCCTTAAACTGTTTCGTAACCCTTGTTTCTAAAAAACTCTCCAAGATCGTCGGAATCCCACTCATGCGCCTCCTTTTCTCTGTTGTCTTTTAACCATGTAGCAAATTCGTTTGCCATTTCTTCGCTCTCAATAATCATCTGTTCAGCTTCGCTATAATTGATTGTCATGTTCGTATCCTCCTGTATCTGTGTGATCGACTTCTTTGTATTTTCATAATACACGAAATCCGTGTATATGTCAATGAAAAATATACGTGTTCCGTATATTTTTTGTGCCGGCGCTTTTTGTCAGCGCCAGCAGTGTTGCAAACCGAAATTGTTTTGTACTTCATAGGGCAATTCAGAGACTATAACGTTGTATAGACGTTTCAATTCCTGTGTTTTGGCTATGATCTCATCAACCTTAGTAAGCGCGTTTTCAAGTTGTGTTGCTTCTTTCAGGAGATTTTCATATTTTGTGTTCAGGCGTTCAATCATTTTGCCGGCCATAATTCTTTTTGTGGGAGTGAATAAAATATCTTCCTGGCGTGCGTTCTTTTCAGGTTCGCCTTTTGTAGCAGCATATCCGGAAAGAAGTGTAATGTAATTTCCGGAGTGTCTCGGCGTGTAAACCACTTCAAAACGGCCGCAACGTATTGCCACGTAAAATATGTTTTTGTCATCCGAAAGATCCTTTATAGCCTCGTCAAAGCGGCAGTTGTAAACTTTGCCGTCAAAGGTTTTGACGATTCCTTTAATAAGTCTGATCTTTTGTGCAGCAAGTCTAAGATCTTCGGCGTGCTTTGCACATTTCTTTCGAGCTTCTTCATGTAACATGTTTATACCTCCATTTTGTGTATATGATTTATATTTAATATCCCGGCGCCGGTGTCGATCCGGCTTAACGTCCTCCGGCCGGGATGGAGATTTGTGTTAGTATTCGACTTTGATTATTTCGTCGAATAACTCTGTATACCCACTGTAACGGTGCGATAGAATGATATCGTCGCGTATATCGTCCGGGGTAAAGTTGTTGAACATTATGCAGCTTATGAGATCTCCCTCGTAATTGTCCTCTACGCCTTCAAACTGATATGTAAATCCGGTGGCGGTGCTCATTGTTACGATGTCGTTTTGTGTGTCGCAATTTGTAACTATGCAGGTTGTCGGGTAAATTGTGCCGGCGGCAGCAAGTGCGGTGGCGGTAGCGATAGCGGTTAAGTTTTTAATCATGATTTTATTCCTCCTGTTTTGTACTTTTGTTTTGTGGTGCCTTTTGGCGATTCCCGGCGCCGGTGTTGAATCGGCTTAACGTCCTCCGGCCGGGAGTGATTGTTTACTTCAAAGGTTGTGCGAAGTATTCTCTTGTAAGATCTTTACTTTGTGCCATGCTGTATAATTCCTGTTCCTGACTATAAGTGAGCCAGTATATTTCGAGATCGTTTGTAACCTTGGATCCTGTTTGCACATAGTGCCGACCGTCCTGTTCCCAAAGTATTGCGATGTGTCTTTTACCGTCGTTTGTAAATCCTACTTCCCAGGCGTAACCGTTTTGTGATACTTCCGGTTTATCTATAAAGTGTATGATCATTTTGTTTCCTCCCTGACGTTTATAGTTGTGACACATGTGCCGTTGATTGTGTCGGGGTTATCTGCTAAATAGGATTTGATTTGTTCTGGATCGGTTGTAATGTAAGGACAGCCGGCGAGTGGTATTCGATACATTCCTGCGGTACTGCCGCCGGGAGTATATGTGCCGGGGTGAGCAAAGTACAATTCGAGATTGACTATAGTCATGCTTTCCGGGGCGATGTTGTGATAGATTTTTGCGCGTTCTTTTCCTGTGTCATCAAT